CAGGCAAAAGCACAACTCGCTCAAACCAAAGCCAATGTGGAACAAGCTGGCGCTCAAGTCCGAAACACTGACGTCAATACCAGTAGGGCAGGCGTTGATGCCGCCCTCGAACAAAATGCGCTCAAATGGTATATGGACAATCCGAAGGTTCAACCTTCAGCAAACGCAGCGCTCATTGCGAACAAGGTAGGGATGTCACCAAACGCAGCCGCTCTCTATGGCGCAGCGAACGCCGCAGGCAAGGACGCAGGAACCCCCGGAGGATGGGTAGACAAGATATTCTCAGCCTATCAAGCTTCCTCAACCCGTAGGAAAGCGTACCTCCAAAGTCTCGAAACCGAAAGGAGACACCGCCAACTCAACCGCGACCGTGACGGCGCTATTCAGCTCAACGGCGGAAAACGCAAATCTAAAAAGGAGTAATCAAATGCGATTTAGACGCAAAATGAAACGACGATCTTCAAAAAAGCTATTCCGCCGTGGTGCAAGAATTCACAAGCGCAACGGTCGTAAACCAATGCGCGGTGGCTACCGCATATAACAGCTCTAGCTGATTATTTGCCCCCGGCATGTCTTTCTATGCCGGGGGCAAATGTATGTGGCTTCACCCTGAACCGCAAAAACCGATCGGAGGCAATATGCCCTGCTATAACCCAGTACCGGCGTATCGATCAATTAAACAAAAGACACCCAACGGCAAGGCCGTTATCGAATTTAAAGCTGAGAATCTCCCACAAGGCTCTTACGAAAAAATGACTGTCCCCTGTGGACAGTGCAACGGGTGCAGACTCGGGCGCTCAAAGGAGTGGGCGCTCCGATGCATCCATGAGGCTTTAGGCTTCGACAACAATTCTGTCGTCAGCCTCACGATTGCACCCGAACACATAAGCAACGAGAACCGCGATTGCACGCACTGTCCAATATTCAAACGCCACGGCGAACGCTGCGGCCCTGGCTCGCTATGCAAAAAAGACTTTCAAGACTTCATGAAGCGGCTACGCAAACGCTTTCAAGGAAAGCAACCCACCTATGATGGAGATCGAGTACACTACCCTATACGTTATTTCATGTGCGGCGAATATGGCGATCAGTATGGTCGGCCTCACTTCCACGCATGTCTATTTAACTTCGACTTTGACGATAGATACTTCTGGAAACGTTCAAAGTCGGGAGCACGCCTTTATCGATCCGAAACACTTGAAAGCCTCTGGACTCTTGGACACGCCGAAATTGGCGAACTGAATTGGTCCTCGGCCGCCTACATCGCACGCTACTGCACCAAAAAGGTAAACGGCGAAGCTGCCGCACACCACTACCTCCGTGCCAACCCCGATACCGGCGAGTTCTACTACATCGAACCTGAATATATCGCTATGTCCCGCCGACCTGGGGTCGGCTATAACTGGCTTACGGAAAACTCGCATGACTGTTACCCCAAAGATTTCTTGACTCACGATGGGATAAAGTATAAGATCCCCACGTTCTACGATAAAAAGACGCACGAAAGTGATCCCGATCTAATAGATCGCTTGAAAGTAGAAAGGAGGCTCAAAGCATGCCGTAATCCCCGTTCAACCGACGACAATCTGCGAATGCAGAAAGTCCAAACCCAAAAATGGTCCTCAGGATGTACTCGGTATTCGATTTGAAAAGCAAGATCTACCACCCGCCTCAGTTCTGCCACAACGCAGGACACGCCACCAGAATGTTTACACAACAATTCTCGAAGACTGGATCCGTAATGCACGACTTTCCGAATGATTTCCAGATCTTTGAACTCGGCGAATACGATGATGCCACCGGGGCCATCATGGGCGAACAAAACCCCACTTTCATCTGCACCGTTGCCGACCTGCTGGCCGCTGTGCCTACCGGAGAACCAAACGATGACGCGGACTATCGCTAAACGGAAGAACGGATCCCGAAGGGTATCCGACAAACCTGATCAAAAACAGGTAACCGAACAACACCATGCGGAATACTGTGATATAAACGCCATGATGCGGAAATACTACCGCACTGGAATGCTGCCGCAATGCACCGAATCTCCCGTCTACGGCGATTTCACTATGGCCGATGATTACCTGACCATGAAGACCCGCATCGCAGACGCTCAAGCGGACTTTATGAAGCTACCCGCTGAGCTACGCCAACGCTTCAAAAATGACCCAGCAGAACTGCTCCGTTTCCTCGAAAACGAAGACAACGCTCACGAAGCCGTATTGCTCGGTCTAATCCCCGAACGTGTTGATGAGCCTCCCAATACGTCCGGCAACGTTAAAACGCCTCCAGCGGCCTCCCAGGGCCCTCTGAAGGCCAATGAGCCCGAAGCTGTCAAAGCCTCTGATTAGCTTCAGATCGTCAGGCGGGACTAGTACATCTACTTGTTATGTACTAGTCCCACTGACACCCTACCCAAACGAAAGGCGAGAGCAATGGTCAAATCTTTTAAGAATCGAAGTGTAATGACGCACGAATTCAGCCGAATTCCAAGCGTCGAAATCCCCAGATCCACCTTCAAACGCGACCACGGATATAAAACCGCTTTCAACGCAGACGGAATTTACCCAATTTACGTCGACGAAGCCCTCCCTGGCGATACGTTCTCAATGAACCTCACCGCGGTTTGCCGCCTCGCCACCCAGATCGTCCCCGTAATGGACAATATGTTCATGGACTTCTTCTTTTTCGCCGTCCCCAACAGAATTCTGTGGTCAAATTGGGAACGCTTCATGGGAGCCCAGGACAATCCCGATGACTCAACTGACTATCTGGTACCCCAAATCTACTCAGGGCCTACCGGCTTTGCCGAATCCTCTGTCTACGACTATATGGGAATTCCGCCCAATAAGCCTGTCTACGTAAGTGCTTTGCACGCCAGGGCGTGGAATAAAATCTATAATGAATGGTTTCGCGATGAAAACCTTCAGGATTCCCTTCCAGAACACATTGATGATGGCCCTGACCCTGTTGCTTCCTACAACATCTTGCCACGTGGCAAACGACATGACTACTTCACAAGCTGTCTCCCTTGGCCTCAAAAGGGACAATCGGTCGAATTGCCTCTTGGCGACAAAGCCCCTATCACCGGCCTTGGTATTGGCACCGGGATTACCTGGGGACCCGACACCAATGTGTACGAATCCGGCAATACCACCCAGCAAACCTACTCCCCAGCCGGTGACGGCTCTACTGCAAACACGCTACTTGTGGAGCGTGACCCTGATAACGATCTGCTGCCTAATATCTACGCCGATTTGTCTACTGCTACTGCCTCTACTATCAACGCTTTACGCGAGGCATTTCAACTGCAACGCATGCTCGAACGCGATGCCAGGGCAGGAACCCGCTATACCGAAGTGATCCGTGGGCATTTCCGCGTTTCCTCCCCAGATGCACGCATGCAACGGCCTGAATTTCTTGGCGGGGGTACCCTGCCAATTCAGATCCAGCCTATCGCTCAAACCACCCCAACAAACATTGTTCCCGATGTAACTCCGCAGGGGAACCTTTCGTCTATCGGCTACGTGGCCGGCGGCGGTATCTCTTGGACCAAGAGTTTCACCGAACACTGCACGCTCATTGGATGTGTAAACGTCCGTGCCGATCTTACCTATCAGCAGGGCCTACGCCATATGTGGCGGCGTCAAACCAAATACGATTTCTACTGGCCTGCTCTCAGCCATATCGGGGAACAGCCTATCCCCTCATCCGAGGTCTACCTGTCCGGAAATCCCGACGATGATATCGTGTTCGGCTACCAGGAAGCCTGGGCGGACTATCGCTTCTTCAACTCGGAAATCACCGCCGATATGCGATCAGATCATTCTCTATCTCTCGATGTCTGGCACCTCTCTCAAGACTTCGAGGCTCGGCCTGCTCTCAATGACTGGTTCATTACCAGTCGACCCCCTGTGGAACGTGTGATAGCCGTTCCCAGCGAAAAGCAATTTATCTACGATAGCTATATCCGATTGCGCACGACCCGTCCCATGCCCGTCTATTCCGTGCCTGGCCTGATCGATCACTTCTAAAAAATGACAAACTGTTTGTTAAAAGGATCACAAACATGTGGGGAGCAATCGGCGCAGCCGTAGGAAACGCTGCCTCTGGCTTATATGCCATCAATGAAAATCGTGTGCAGGCACGTGCCCAACGCATGTGGCAGCACGAAATGTCTCAAACTGCACACCAACGAGAAGTTGCGGACCTCAAAGCGGCCGGGTTGAATCCTATTCTCTCGGCAGGCGGAAAAGGCGCCACTGTTGGTCAAGGCGCCGCCTCAACTTCTAATCGTATGCCTGATATCGGCTCTGCCGCTGTACAGGCAAAAGCACAACTCGCTCAAACCAAAGCCAATGTGGAACAAGCTGGCGCTCAAGTCCGAAACACTGACGTCAATACCAGTAGGGCAGGCGTTGACGCC